AGAGGTTAAAGACGCTGTTGAATTAGCGGAAGACGAAGAAATGCCTGCTGAAGATAGCGCAGAAGAAGCTCCTGAAGAGCCTAAGTACGCTACTAAGGAGGAATTAGAAGCTGCACTTGCTGAGATGAAAGCAATGTATGAGCAGATTATGGAAAAGATGGGTTCAGAGGAAATGGAAACTGAAGTTCCTGCTGAAGAACTATCTAAAGAAGAACTATCTGCTGAGTCACCTGTAGAGCCTATTGCTCACAGCCCTGAAGTGGAATACAAAGCAAAACTTAGCTTCTTCAAACAAAACAAACCACAAACTACTATGGGAGTGGTTTATGAAAAAATGTTTAACAAGTAATTATTAAATAAAAATGGCAACAACTACTTCAATCACTACTACTTATGCTGGTGAATTTGCAGGACAGTATATTTCAGCTGCCCTTCTTTCAGGCAAGACTCTAAACGAGGCTGCTATCAGCATTAAACCAAATGTAAAGTACAAAGAGGTTATCAAGAAAGTTTCTACTTCAGGACTTATTGCTAACGCATCTTGTGACTTTGCTGACACAGGAAATGTAACACTTACTGAGCGTATTCTTCAACCTGAAGAGTTCCAAGTAAATGTTGAATTATGTAAAAAAGACTTCCGTTCTGACTGGGAGGCTATCCAAATGGGAATTGGTGCATTTGACCAACTACCTCCAAACTTCGCAGACTTCCTAATTGCTCACACAGCTGGTAAAGTTGCTGAGAAAACTGAGCAAAACATTTGGGGTGGAGTAAACGCTAACGCAGGTGAATTTGATGGATTCTCAGTTCTTATGGCTGCTGACTCTGATGTAAACGATGCTGCTAACGGTTCTGAAACTTCATTCACTGCTTCTAACATTGTAGGATTACTTGAGAACACTTTAGATGCAGTTCCTTCAACTGTTTATGGTAGAGAAGACCTTACTATCTATGCTCCAACTGTAGCTTTCAAAGCTTACATCCGAGCTTTAGGTGGATTTGGTGCTGCTGGATTAGGTGCAGCTGGTGTTGATAGCAGAGGTTCACTTTGGTACAACAACGGAAACGCTCTATCTTTTGATGGTGTTAAAATCCAACACACTCCTGGTATGCCTGCTGACCACATCATCGCTGGTGAGGCTTCTAACCTTTACTTCGGTACTGGTCTATTATCTGACCACAACGAGGTTAAAGTTATTGATATGGCTGACCTTGATGGTTCTCAGAATGTACGAGTAATTATGCGATTCACTGCTGGTGTTCAGTACGGAATTGGGTCTGACCTTGTATTGCTAACTTTAGCATAATAAACAAATTGTATAACGAAAGAGGGTAGGTGTGCCGAAGAGCCTGCCTACCCTTTTTTAATAAAAAATAAAACTATGAGTTGCGACATTTCAGCAGGAAGAGTATTACCTTGTAAGGATGCTGTAGGTGGATTGAAGAATGTTTACTTCATCAACTACGACTCAGCGGTTAGCATTGACGAAGAGGCGGATGGTACAGTAGTATCTGTTTCGGGTTGGGCAGCTACAGCTGATGTATTCAAGTACGAACTTAAAGGGAACTCTTCTTTAACACAGAACATCCAGTCTTCAAGAGAGAATGGAACTACTGCTTTTGAGCAGGTATTAGAACTTACCCTACCAAAACTTAGTGCTGCCGATAACCAAGCTATTAAGCTATTATCATTCGGTAGACCAAGAATTGTAGTAGAGGACTATAACGGAAACCTATTCTTAGTAGGTAGAGAGAACGGTGCTGATGTAACAGGTGGTACTATTGTAACTGGAGCAGCTATGTCTGACTTATCAGGTTACACACTTACCTTTACAGGTATGGAGCGTACTCCTGCAAGCAGTGTAACAGGTACTTTCCCAGCTGCCTAATTAATATAGACAGCCTAATGATTAGAGCAGCCCCGTAAGGCTGCTTTTTTCGTTTGTATAGGTACAAATAAAAACAGAAAACATACTATTAGGTTATCCTATTGTGATACAATTAAGACCTATACAGACAGCACAGACTTTCAGTATTATTCCCTCTTCTTATGCAAGTGCGGACTTAGATGCTGCAACGCTTTCTTTAACGGAGAATGGTACTTACCAATCAGAGTTAGATGTAACCTTTACTTATGCTACTTCCTCTAACGGGAACTTCATAGAGATTACAGCAACTCCTACTATTGAATTAAAGGAAGACCAAATATATACACTTGAATTAGGCACAGACTCTAAAGTGCTATTTAGAGATGTAGTTTATGTAACAAGTAAAACAGACAAAAAAGAAGTATTTAGCTATCCTAATACCTATACTCAGTATGGTACGGATGATGACTATATAGTATTGTAATATGGCAAGAAACAGCGCACACTTAAAAAAGGAGTATAAGAATAGCATTAGGGTAGTAAACCTTAGTGGCTATCAGTCTCCTGAGATTATTGAAGATGACCGTAAGGATTGGGTGTTATACCTTACAGGAGATGACCATCAAGACTACTTTGACAGCCTTGTAGATAACTACTTAGGAAGCCCTACTAACGCTTGTTGTATCAACGGTATTACCGAAATGATATACGGTAGAGGGTTAGATGCTACAGATAGTGCAGAAAAGCCACAGATGTACGCTAAGATGAAGCTATTATTTAAGCCATCTTGTATGCGTAAGCTGGTTAATGACTATAAGTTATTAGGTCAAGGTGCTTTGCAAGTTATCTACAACAAGACTAAGACTTCTATTGTTAAGGTAGTACACTTTCCTATGGAGACTCTTAGAGCAGAGAAAGCTAAGGATGGTAAGATTAAGGCATACTACTATCACCCTAAGTGGAGTGAGCTAAAGCCTTCTGACAAACCTAAGCGTATTCCTACCTTTGGAAACGGAGCAAAAGGAGACCTTATTGAGTTATACATCTTTAAGCCTTACAAGTCAGGATTCTATTACTATTCACCTGTTGATTATAACGGATGTCTTCAGTATGCTAACTTAGAAGAAGAGGTAGCTAACTACCATATCAATAATATTCAGAATGGCTTACAGCCATCTCTCTTATTCAACTTCAATAACGGAGTTCCTAACGAAGAGACTCAAGAACTTATTGAGAGAAAGATTTATGATAAGTTCAGCGGTAGCTCAAACGCAGGTAAATTTGTACTTACCTTTAATGACTCTTCAGAAGACCAAGCCACTATTGAACCTATACATCTGCCTGATGCTCACGCACAGTACCAATTCTTGGCAGATGAAGCAAGAGAGAAAATTATGCTTGGACACCGCATTGTATCTCCTATTCTATTAGGTATTAAAGATAACACTGGATTTGGTAACAACGCAGAAGAGCTTAGAACAGCCTCTATCATTATGGATAATATGGTTATCCGCCCATTCCAACAGCAAATTACTGAAGGGCTAAGTGAGATACTTGCCTTCAATCAAATCTATCTTAACTTATACTTTGTTACGCTACAGCCTATTGAGTTTACAGAACTTGATAATATTGCTACTAAAGTTAAGAGAGAAGAAGAGACTGGTGAGAAGCTGTCTAAAGTAGAAGAGCAAACAGACTTATCAGACGAAGAGTTTGAAGATATCTTTGAGCAGTTAGAGGAATTAGGAGAGGTTATCTCTGATGATTGGGAATTAGTATCTGCTGAGAAAGTAGAACTTGCTAATGTATCAGAGAAGGATGCTAAACCCTCTAAGGAGTCTTCTCAGGACAATAAAGGCTATAAGGTACGCTATGCCTATATGCCTATGAGAAAGTCTCCTGACAGCCGTTTATTCTGTCAAAAGATGGAGGGTATCACAGAGAAGGATATTGTATTCCGCTTAGAAGATATTAATCAAATGTCTTTCAGAGGTATCAACAAAGAATTAGGACACAAAGGAAGAAACTACTCGCTATTTAAGTTTAAGGGCGGTAAGAACTGTCACCACTTTTGGGAAAAGAGAGTTTATAAGAAGAAACAACAAGTAAGCGAAGAAGAGGCTTTATCAGAAGGCTATGTAGCACCAAACAATCCAAGTGAAGTGCCAGTAGCACCAAAAGATATGCCAAACGGAGGTGCTTACCCAACAAATAAATAAAAATGGCAAATAAGGCACTATTTATAAAGTTAAGTGAGTTAAAGAAGAAGTCTATTATTGCTGGTAACTTAGACCCTGACAAGTTAGTACAATTTGTTGAGGTTGCTCAAGATACTCACATACAAAACTACTTAGGTGGTAAGCTGTATAAGAAGCTACAAGAGCTAATTATTGCAGGTACTATTGATGATGCAGGAAATGCTGACTATAAGACTCTTATTGATGACTATGTAAAGCCTATGCTAATATGGTTTAGTCAAGCGGACTATATTCCTTTTGCTGCCTTTCAAATTAGCAACGGAGGGGTTTATAAGCACAGAAGCGAGAATAGTGATACAGCAAGTATGGATGAGGTAAATATGCTTGCAGCAAGAGCCTTAGAGACTGCTGAGTTCTACACCCGTAGATTTATGGACTATATGGACTTTAACAGCCAGCTATATCCTGAGTACACTACTACTGCAAATGAGGATATGCACCCTGACAAGGATGTAAACTTTGGAGGAATATATTTAGGGTAGTGGGTAAGATTAGAGGCAAATATAAACCTAAAGAGGATAATGTACAGAAGTTGATAGCCTTCTTGCATAAATTAGAGAAACAACAAAAAGAGAAAAAAGAGTTATCTAATAAAGGAGAACAATGATAACAAACTGGGGACAAGCACAAAATAATACTGGATGGGGCAGCATCTACAACCAAACTTGGGTAGGAGAGTATATCTTTCTTACTGTGGTAGGAGATGGTAATGACTTTGCTAAGAGGGTGTCGGATGATAGTGGTACTATGGAGGCGCATACAACATTGGTAGGAAACTTAAATTATAGCTTAAAATGAGTAATAAATACGATAAAGCAGGATTAGCGATGATTCCTTCGGGGTATAAGGCTTCGAAGGTTTATAGCGTTATTCCAAATAGTACAGATGGTGATTTCGACTTCTCAAGGTCGGGAAGTGCTACGAGGGTAAATAAGGATGGTCTTATTGAGGTAGTAGGAAGTAATGTACCAAGATTAGACTATCCTATTATTGATGGAGTAGTACAAGACACCCCTTCTTTGTTGTTAGAGCCAAGTAGGACTAATAGGATTGCACATAGTGAAGATTTTACATCTTGGACTGCATCAAATATAAATGTAACGAGCAATTCTACAATATCTCCTGATGGCTCTTCTAATGCTTCTTTAATTTCAATTAGCGGAGGAACTTCTGACCAAAGAATTTATTACAGTGTAACTTATTCAGGAACTAATGTTTTTTCTGTGTTTGCTAAAGCAAATGATTCTAAATGGCTAATGTTGCAAACGGGTGGTTCTTCTAATAAATGGTTTGATTTAGAGAATGGGGTCTTAGGTGGCTCAACTGTAACCTCTGCTTATATAGATTCTTTTATTGAAGATTACGGAAATGGTTGGTATAGATGTGGAATGATTTTTACAGATAGTTTCACAACAACAACAAGAATATATCCCGCAGAAGGAGATTTAGATGTAACACATACAAGTGGCTCTATTTATATATGGGGAGCGCAATCCGAAACAAGTTCTTCTTACCCTACTTCATATATTCCAACATCAGGTAGTGCAGTAACAAGAAACGCTGAGGTATGTAACGGAGCAGGAACTTCTGCTGATTTTAATGATTCAGAAGGGGTATTGTTTGCTGAGATATCGGCTCTTGCTAATGATAGTACATCGAGAGTTATTACTTTAGGGGATGGGACGAGTTCTAATAGGATACAAGTATTTTTCTCAACTACATCAGATACAATTGTAGGTAATTTAATTTCAGGGGGTGTTTCTCAGGCTTTATTTAGCTATGTTGTTAATGACATTACAACTGAATCTAAAATAGCATATAAATATAAAGCAAATGACTTTTCTTTTTGGATAAATGGATTTGAAATAGCAACAGATATATCAGGCTCTGTTTCATCAGGGTTATCTGAATTAGCCTTTGATAACGGAACAGGAGCATCTGACTTCTACGGAAAAACCAAACAACTAATTACCTTTAAAGAAGCATTAACAGATGCTGAATTAGAAGAACTAACCTCTTGGCAGTCGTTTAATGATATGGCAACGGAACAACTATATACAATAGAATAAGATATGGCACAAACATTTAAATACGGAAATGGTGTATGGGCAACTAAGGAGGGTTCATCTCTTGCGTTCAATGACCAAGATGGACACTATAAGCCTCTTCCTTTTACTACGACAAGAGCCTCTTCTGCTACAAGGGTAAACAAACAAGGCTTAATAGAAGTAGTAGGTAACGACAGAGCAAGAATTGATTATTCTGAGACATCGAAAGGTGCTTTGTTATTGGAACCTTCAAGGACTAATATTATGTTATATTCTGAAGAGTTTGATAACTCTTATTGGGTTAAGAATAACGCTACAGTATTAGCAGACAATGCAATTAGTTTAGATGGAACTCAAAATGCAGATAAAATTACATTTTTAACATCAAGTGGAGAAATTGTAAGAACTACGACATTTACAAGCGGTGTTCAATATACAATGTCTTTTTATGCAAAAACCGAAAGCGGAACTCTTACATTTGATTATGGTAATATAGATTATGCAGTTGTAAGGGGTACTGCAACAGATGAATGGCAAAGATTCGTAGTTACTCAAACCGCTCCTGCAACAACAAGATTCCCTAAGATACAAACTACAGAAACAGGTTCTTTATTATTATGGGGATTGCAAATCGAACAAGGTTCTTACGCAACCTCTTACATACCTACAAGCGGTTCGACTGCAACAAGACAAGCAGATACTGCAAATGGTGCAGGAGTAGCTAATGTGTTTAATGACTCAGAGGGTGTTTTGTATGCTGAGATATCGGCTCTTGCTGATGATAGTACAAGTCGTAGAATTAGCATTTCTGATGGAACAACGGGTAATAGATTGACATTAGAATTAACATCAACAAGTAATACTGTAAGAACATTTATGTTCAATGGAACAACTACAATGGATATGTCTTATGTTGTTAGTAGTGCGACTTTAAATAATAAGATAGCTACAAAATATAAGACTAATGATTTTGCTTTGTGGATAAATGGATTTGAAATAGATACAGATAACATTGGAGCAGTAGCATCAGGATTTGAAGAATTGACATTTGATGATGGAGGAGGTTCTTTACCTTTCTACGGAAAAACAAAAGAGATTGGTGTTTACGATACCGCACTAACAGATGCTGAATTAGAATATTTAACTTCTTATCGTTCTTGGGAAGAAATGGTAACAGAATTAAACTTAACAATTAAGTAATGAGTAATACATTTAAGTTTGGAAACGGAAAATGGGCAACGGGACAAGGTTCTGTGTTAGCCTATAACGATGAGAACAACAACTTTAAGCCACTACCTTTTAACTTTACAAGAGCAAGTTCAGCAACAAGAGTTAATGAGAATGGACTCATCGAAGTAGCAGGTAGTAACGAACCGAGAATCGACTACTTAAACAACACAGATGGACATTTGCTATTAGAGCCAAGTAGGACTAATAGTTTATTACAATCTAATAAATTTGATACAACTTGGATTGCATTTAATGCAACAAATACTTCTAATCAAATTGGTGTTGGCGGTAGTTCGGATGCTTGGCTTTTAAATAAATCCGCAGCAAATGGTAGAGTTGTTCAGAATTTATCTCTTAATGGTGTACAATCATTTAGTTTATACGCAAAAGCAGGTTCGCTTAATTGGTTAAAAATTCAAGGATATGATGGTTCAGTATTTTATTCTTGTTATTTCGATTTAGTTAATGGTGCAATAGGTACTGAAACAAATTTAATTGATTCATCAATCGATAGTTTAGGAAGTGGATGGTATAGATGTTCTATTAGTTTTAATTGTAATAATCAATTAATATATATATACCCCGCAGATGGCGATAACAATACATCAGGTGCAAGTGGTTCAATTTATATACAATACTCACAATTAGAAACAGGCTCATACGCTACAAGTTATATTCCTACGAGTGGGTCTGCGGTAACAAGGGCTGCTGAAACACTTAAACAAGCCAATATGCCTGATATCTTTAATCGTTCAGCTATGTCTATGTATATGGAAATAGAAGCACTTGCTGCTGATTCTTCTAATAGAGAAATAACTATAAATGATGTTACTTCTACTGACAGGTTTGTTCTTAAATATACTACAAGTAATACCATCAATGTATTTACAATATCAAGTCTTGGTAGTACAGGTTATAGCATAGCTACAACTGCTGATAATCCAAGTATAGACCAATTCAATAAAATTGGTGTTTCGTTTAATTCATCTATTGGGTATTTATATGTAAACGGAACTGAGATAGGTTCAGATACAATTACCAATGTAATAGGTGATGATTTGACTAAAATAAGTTTTGCTAATGCACCTGTGAATAATAATTATTTTTATGGCAAAATAAAAAGCCTACAAATATACAACACCGCATTAACTGATTCAGAATTACAAGCATTAACATCTTAATATAAATACAATGGCACACATCTTTAAAAAATACGAATTTCAAGACGAGGCTACTGCTTTAGCAAGAATCGAAGCACTACCTTCTGCAACAGACGAGGAAGGAAATACTTATCCTACTCACTCTCACTCTATCGTTAAATTAGGCTACTTAGTACAAGTACCTGCAACATTCGATGAAGAAGGAAACGAACTAACTCCTGCTGTACTCTCTGACAAATACTCAGTAGATGTACTATGGAACGAAAGTGAGATTACTCAAGTAGATGTAGAGGCAGTATTAGACGAAGAGGGTAATATTGTTACTCCTGCTGAGACCTCTATTGCGTTCCCTTACGGATGGGCTTCAAAAGAAGTAGAGTACGATGAGTCTTGGGTAAGCCAAAACGGAGCGCACACTTTCTTCGGCTGGAGCTTTAGTTAATCGTTGTCGTTAGACAACATCTTTTTAAATACTTTTTATGGCGGTAGATGTTTCTAAAATACCGAACAACGACAAATTTGACCCTGTAAGAAAAGCCCTTCTTAACCTTCAGTCTCAACTGGAAGAGGAAGGGCAAATTGCATACGATGGTCAGATAACTATTGATGCAGGTACTAACCTGACTGGTGGCGGTTCTTTTACCGTTAACCAAAGTGGTAACTCTACTATTACTCTTAATGCAGACTCTCAGACAGACGAGAACTTTACTACAGCACTAAAGAACAAGTTAGATGGTATTGAGGCAGGTGCAGAGGTAAATACTGTAGATAGCGTTAACACACAGACAGGAGCTGTAGTATTAGATGCAGATGATATATCAGATGCAGCTACTACTAATAAGTTTACTACACAAGCAGAGATTGATAAACTTGCAGGAATAGAAGCAGGTGCAGAAGTTAATACAGTAGACTCTGTGAACTCTCAAACGGGCGCAGTAGTATTAGACACTGACGATGTACAAGAGTCTGCTACACCTACCAATAAATACTATACAGAAGCAAGGTTTGATAGTAGCTTTTCAAACAAGAGTACTACAGACCTATCAGAAGGAACTAACCTTTATTATACAGATACAAGGTTTGATAATAGGTTTGCAACTAAAGATACCGACGACCTTTCTGAAGGCTCTACTAACTTCTATTATACTGAGGCAAGATTTGATGCAAGCCTTGCTACAAAGACTACGGATGATTTAACAGAAGGCACTAATCTGTACTATACAGATGCAAGAGCAAGAGCTGCTATTAGTGATGGAGATGGATTAGACTACAACTCTACCACAGGTGTAATGTCTCACACAGACACCTCATCACAATCTTCTGTAAACAACTCTAATGGGGTTGTAATACAAGATGTCAGCGTAGACCAATTTGGACACACTACATCCTTAGGTTCTGTAGATTTAGACCTTAGATACCCACAAGTAGCTTTTAAGACTATAGAGGCTAATACAGGCTCTGAGGTAGCCAATAGCAAGACAGACACACTTGCAATCAAGGGAGGTAATTTAGTAAATACTAATGTTACAGATGTAAGCGGTGCTGCTACCGTTACTGTTGATGTATCACTAACAGATGTTAGATTTGATGAAGATGGAAATAAGGTAGCAAGAGGATATCTATACTGGCAAGGAAGTACTGTTCCTACAATATCAGACTTACCTACTACATCTACTTTTAACTTCGAGACTAATATACTTACTATTAATGATGCAGATTGGTCAGAAGTTCCTCCTACTACGGGGTATGCACTTACTACTTACTATGTAACAAGATACAACTCTACAGATACTGGTGCTTCGTCTACTGCAAGACCTGTAGGTTATTCAGAGCCTCAAGATGCTACTGGCTTTGAAGGCGTAGTTACATTCAACAGCCTATCAGATGAGTTAGGGGCAAGCGGTCTTACTATTATTGATGGTGGCAGAATACAAACGGGAGAGATATCTTCTGTAGGTTTTAATGCAGGAGCTACTGCTACTGACTACTCTACAGATGGTACGCTTATCAGTTTAGATAGCGGTAATATCATCTCTGAGAACTTTAAAATAATAGATGGTAATGCAGACTTTAGAGGAGACTTTTCTGCTGCTACAGCCACTATTGGAGATGTAGAGATAAACACTACTCATCCTAATGTATTTGATGTAAACCTCGATGCGTATGTCAACAGAGTAATTACTGATGGAGGTACTTTAGAGGCTATTGATAATATCTATATCTTCTCTGATGATGTTAATTATGCACTATACAGCAAGAACCTAAAGATTGATGAGAATGGCAATGCTGCTTTCTCAGGTAAACTGAGAGCAGCTGATGGTACATTTACAGGAGATTTAGTTGCAGCTACGGGTACATTTGGTGGTGAACTTACAGCAGCCACTGGTAGCTTTGCAGGAGAACTTAGTGCTGCAACAGGAACATTCGCAGGTGCTTTATCCGCAGCTACAGGTACATTTGCAGGCTCTCTGTCTGCTGCTACAGGTAGCTTTACTGGTAGTATTAATGTAAACGATAAGTTTGAGGTTGCCTCTGATGGTGATGTTACTATAGATGGCGATGTATTAATTGATGCCAACTCAACTATTAGTGGCGGTGTAGATGGCTCTTGGAACATAGACAATCAATCTATTTCTGTAGGTGCTAAAGTAGATGACTTTAACAACATACTTACAGACTACAACTCTGAGTTTGGTTTCTTTGGGTATTCACCTGCGTTTGGTAATCAAAGAATATTCTTAGATGAGAAATTAAACTACCCTTCAGGGAACTTCTCTGATATTGTAATAGAGAATGATAAGGGAGATGTAAGAGTAGAGGCTAATAACATTCAGTTTGGCAATCAATTATTTGACCTAACCTCACCTTCTTTTAGTGCTACAAGCGGTTCTATACCATTGTTGGGTGGTTTAAAGATAAACTGGGTCAGAAGAACTAATGTTACTAACCAGGTAAGTGGAAGTTGGGCATCTGCGTTTACTACAGTATTTGGTGCAATAGCTACTAAGGGTAATAACTCTTCTGTTTATGAAACAGCCAATAACGCTGCTACAGTATCTTACACCAACACTAATTACTACTTAGATGTTAATGATAGTAATAAGACCGTATTTATAATAGCAATAGGAATATAAAACTAAAACAGACTGGCTAAAATCAGTTATCTTAATATACTAACTACTATGGAAATGGATGCTAAAATATCTTTCTTTGCTGGGTGGCTATTCACTACGGCATCTACTATAACGCTTATGGGATTCTTTCAAGCAGCCTTTATAGGGCTTGTCGGTGGCTTCTTTGGTCTATTAGGCAAAGAGGTTTACTATTATATAAAAGGAGAAGTTAAATCTAAATATCCTTCAATAAAGGGTTCTATAATTTCTAAGGTAAGTTCAATAAAGTCTAAGATTAATGACATCCGCAAAACTAAATGATGACAGCTCACTATCCATTAATATTAAGTGGCTTATTCAGATAGTTGTATTAGTAGGCACTGCGGTTTACCTATATTTTGGATTAGAAAATAGAATAGCAGATAACGAGGATGAACTAAAAAGTCTTCGTTATAATCAGAACACCTATATATTTCCTGATATTAGAGTGTTAGAGAATGAAGTGATAGACTTCAAATTAGAAAGAGAACGCATCCGCAAAGACATAGCAAGATTAAACGAGAAAATCAATGAATAAGTATTTACTATTATTACTAATACTTCTTAGCAGTTGTTCGGCACAGAAGGCTTTTTACGAGTTTGATGTTACCGACAAGACTGAGTGGTTAGAATCAACAGAAGACAATCCTATCATCAATGTAATGCAGAGACATTATAAGAATAATGATGTAGAGATTATCATCAAAAAAAAACTAACGACTGACTATGTTAAGATAAGGTTAAGTAATAAGGGTAAACACATATCTAAGCGTACTATAAAGAATTAAGTATGGAAAAGAAGAAGTTTAAAGATACAGCAGTAGGTAAGTTTCTAACTAAGAAGTTACCTGAGTTAGCAGGTGCTGCACTTACAGGAGGCCCATTAGAGGCTATTAAGACCCTTATTGATGATGATACTTCTATAGGGCCTGAAGAGAAAGCAAGACTTCATAATGAACTTGTAGAGATGTATAAGGCAGAAGTTGCTGATAGAGATAGTGCAAGAAAGAGAGAAGTGGAAGTAGCTAAGGCTGGTAAGTTTGACTTCTTGTTCAACTTAACTGGATTAGTAGGTTTAGGAGCGTTTGGAGTGATTGTTTGGGCAATACTTGCCTTAGATATTCCTGAAGCTAATAAAGAGCTGTTCTATCATCTAATAGGTATTGTAGAAGGTGTTACACTATCTATTTTTGGTTACTACTTTGGAACTTCAATGAAAGATGATAAGAAATGAAACTAACAGAGAACTTTAGTTTAGATGAGCTGAATAAGCATAAGTTTGATATGCCTGACAGTGTATTAGACAATCTAAAGATGCTTTCTGTTCAGTTAGAGATTATAAGGGCGCACTTCAATGCGCCCGTTACTATTAATAGTGGTTATAGAAATTTAGAGTATAACCGTAATATAGGCTCTAAAGATACGAGCCAACATATAAAAGGTACTGCTGCTGATATAGTAGTTAAGGGTGTAAGTCCTGATGAAGTGGCAGATGCTATAGAGTTCCTTATTAATACAGGTATGTTAAAAGAAGGTGGAGTAGGTAGATACAATACCTTTACTCACTATGACATCAGAGGAACAAGAGCAAGATGGAATTATAAAGCCATCTAAACACACCTCACCCGTCACACAACTTTAAACTTCTTATAAGGCTGTAGAGGCTACGCTTTGTTGCTTCGCCTCTATTATAGACTTGCTATTTTGTTTTGTCCTCTTAAAGACTTTTCGAAGGTACAACTTTTTTACGAGAAAGTCAATATCTAATAAAATATTTCTTTTACATACTTGCATATATTAAATATATTTTCGTATATTTGAATAACAACCTTTCAGAGTAGATGGGGGTGGGATTAAACTATTTTGGATTCTGGTGAGACCAACCCCCTAATACTTTTAGTTATGAAATTAGTTACTAAGGCAGGTACATACGAAGCAGATACCTTTTGGAAAATAATCATAATGGTTATTAGTCACAGGTTTTGGCATTTGAGAACTCAAGGTAAGTGGATGGATTAATGAGCAAAGAAGAAGAATTAGATAGAGAAGGATTACGCAAGTTACGGTGGTCAATGTTTGATTCACCTGACTCACCAGGCTCTGGCTATAAGTTTATGGAGAGAGAACCTGTAGTTGCTCTTGATAGAGCTGCTGTAAGGTATGAGTTTATTCCTAATGTAATTCTTGGTTATACTTCTAAAGCAGTAGCAGACAAAATGAGTCTACCATCAAGTGATAGTCACCGCATAGGAAAGGCTATCAGAATACGCTGTGTAGGCTATAAGAAAAGACATAAATTAATACGCTCCTTATTTGAAGAAGGGGTACATAGGTTTGGAATCGGTAGAGAGGTAGTCTATTTTGATACTGACGAGTTCAAGCCCAACGCAATCTACCTTTGGGATTAGTTTTCTCTTTAGTAGTTTTTAGTTTAGTTAGGGGGATTAGGAGGCGAAAGCCTCCTTTTCTATCTGTAGTAAAATGTTAAAGTTTGTTAAAGGCCTTGACTAATTCAATTCCTTATTCTACATTTGGATAAATATTAAAACTAAATACTATGGTAAACGAATGGATTAATCAAAAGCTGCATCCAATTACTGGAATCAGAGAAAACAACAAAGTATATGTCAAACCTACTACACAGAGTAAGGAGACTCAAGAGAAATACTTTGAAGACAAAGAATTGTTAAACAAAGTGGTACTGCAACAAACTGTATCAAGCCTAATAGATTACAACAATGTATAATTTAATGTCCTTTAAAGAAGCAAGAATAGAAGCCTTGCTGAAAGAACTGAACAAGAAACAACAGCGTATTCAGCAGTTAGAAACTTACATCTTTGAGTTGTGTGATGATGACTGCCCAAAAGAGTATAAGTATGTAGTTCAGCAAGAAGTGTTTAACACTACAGACGAAGTTTAATTTTTTTTATTATATTTAACCTATGGAAACTTTAACCCTACAAGAAAGACTCCTTAAAGTGCAAACTGAATTAAAAGCACCAAAGGGTCAATTCAACAGCTTTGGAAAGTACAAGTACCGAAACTGTGAAGACATCTTAGAGGCAGTAAAACCACTGCTTGCTAAGTACAACCTAAACCTCATTATTACTGATGCTGTACAAGAGGTGGCTGGATTAGCATTTATTAACTCAACTGCAAAAGTATTTGGTTCTAATGATGAGCCTATTGTTGAGGTATCTGCACAAGCAGGTATTGCAGACAGAAAAGGAATGGACATTGCTCAGTCTTTTGGCTCTTCATCTTCTTACGCAAGAAAGTACGCTCTAAACGGACTTTTCCTTATAGATGATACAAAGGATGCTGATGCAACCAATGACCACTCAGGAGGCACTACAAAGCCTTCTAAGAAGGAGTCCTTACCTAAAAGCGGAGTTAAGTTTAACAAAGCAAAGGATTATATTAAAAATGGTGGTAACATAGACACTATTAAGACTAAATACGAAGTAACAAAAGAAGTAGAACAATTATTATTAAAATAGATTATGGGAGCAATTATTAATTTCAGCGTAAACTTAGACAACTTAGATAAGTCTAAAATTGTAAAGGGTAAAAAGGGAAACTATTACCCACTAACACTATCAGTAAATGATGAGGTTAGCCAGTACGGAGACAATGTTTCAGTATTCACTACTCAGACTAAAGAAGAGAGAGAAGCTAAAGCAAAGCGTACTTATGTAGCAAATGGTAAAGTAGTTTGGACAGATGGAAATATCAGTGCAGTTCCAAGAGAGGAACAACCTGCTGTGGCAGAAGCAGATGATATGGACTTTCCGTTTTAATTACTAACCAAAAGTGTAAGGGGGCGAAAGCCCCCACACTATAAATCCCTAACTTAATGAACTTTTATACTCAAGATGAAATTGATGTTTTGGGTGATATTCTGCTTGAGCAGTGCTATATTGACCCCAATGAGAAGATTGAACACCCTCCTATTGCTATTAGCTATGGAGAGCATTCATATACAACAAAGGATGGTTTGGTGACATATCCAACACCTATTGGTACTTATGGTAACTTTAGTTTTATTGGTGCGCCACCAAAACATAAAAAGACATATTTAGTTAGCTTATTATCAGCTGCTTACTTAGGTGGCAGTTCAGAAAGATTTACAGGTAAACTAAAAGGACATAGAGATGGCAAATGCCTTATGCACTTTGATACGGAGCAAGGTAACTTTCACTGTCAAAAGGTATTCAGAAGAGTACTCGATATGGCAGGATTAGAGCATCAGTGTTACCGCACTTATGGTCTGAGAAGACTCACTCCTAAAGAAAGAGTAGCTGCTATAGACTATGCTATCAGAACCACAGACAACTTAGGAGTTGTAGTGATAGATGGTATTGCAGACTTAGTAAGTGATGTAAATAATATAGAAGAGTCCAATACGGTGGTGCAGATGCTAATGAAGTGGACAGAGGTACACAATGTACATATAGTGACAGTGATACATACAAATTGGGGCAGTACTAAACCAACAGGACATTTAGGTTCTGCTCTGCAAAAAAAATGTGAAACAGAAATACACTTAGAAAGAAACGAGATAGATAGCAGTCTAATGGATGTGAAATGTAAAAACAGTAGAGGTAAGAACTTTGATACTTTTAGTTTCTTTGTTAACCAAGCTGGATTTCCTGAGATTAGTGATGCTGATATCGGAGTAATGGACATAATAAATGCAACTAAGCCTAAGAATAAATATTAAGCCAGTACCGCATCAGTCGGTCAGAGTTACTAAGTTTGGCAGAACCTATCAGCCGAAGAAAATCACCGACTATAAAAACCAAATAATAGAAGCTGTCAAGGAGCAACTCCCTGATGGCTTTTCTTGCATTAAGGCAGATACACCAATTCATATTACTCAACTGCATTATATCTTTGAGTACCCTAAAAGTTTTTCAGCGAAGAAAAGAAATTCTACTTACCTTCAATATAAAGTAACAAAGCCTGACTTACAAGACAACCTTAACAAACCTTTATTTGATGCCCTTGAGGGAATAGTATGGGAAAGAGACCAAAATGTAGTTGCGATGGACAATGTAAAAAAGTACTACGGAACAGACAACCAAATAATAATACAAATACAATGCTTGAAAAGTTAGCAGAAAACCATAAAGTATGGGTTCGTATGGTAAGAGGCTTTGGGGCAGACAAAGATTTAGCTCAAGATTTAGTGCAGTCTATGTACTTGCGTATGCATAAGTATGTAAAAGACGAGAACCGCATAATGTACAATGACGATGAGGTAAACAGATTCTTTGTTTATATCACCTTGAAGAATATGTACCGAACTTATATGAACGCATCAAGTAAATTCACTTTCTTTGAGATTAGAGAAGACGATGTAATAGATACGGAGCTTAGAGAGTTCTTTTTTGATGAGGCGGTAGATGCTGCATTTGAAAGGCTTATGGGCAAGATTAGTGCTGAGATGAACACTTGGCATAAGTATGATAAGATATTGTCTGAGAAGTACCTTAAAAGTGATTACAGCCTAAGAGATATTGCTAATGGCTCAGGAATCAGCCTAACCAGTATCTTTAACTCAATGAGAGAGAATAAGCGTATATTAAAAGAAAAGTTCTCTGAAGACTATGAGGACTTTTGTAACGGAGATTATAATTTAATTTAATATGGACTCAATAAGTAAATACGAAGAAGAAAAAGAGTATTATGAAAACTTGGACAAGCGTACTAAAGAATACAAGGCTTGGAAGAAGAGGCAAGAAGCCTCATCAAAGGGCTTGGGAGATAGCATTGAAAAGATTACTGAGGCTACAGGAATCAAAGCAGCGGTAAAGTTTTTAGCAGGAGAGGACTGCGGATGTGACCAGCGTAAGGAAGCACTGAATAAAATGTTTTCTTATAAGAAACCTAATTGTCTATTAGAAGATGAGTATGCCTTCTTATCTGACCTATTTGAATCTAACACTAAAGTATTGGGTGGTTTGCAAAAGCAAATGCTAATCAATACTTACAACAGGGTGTTTAACGAAAGAAAAAAGATGACTTCTTGTACACCTTGTTTGAAATCTATGTATGACCAATTAAAACAATATTTTGAAACTTATCAGTGAAGAAGCAGAGCTATTCGATTGGCTTAAAGAAAACTATTATCCTGACCTTACTAAGGCTAAGAATCCTGCCAGTAGATGGGATTGTTACTCTCCTGAGAGGAAACACCGCATAGAACTTAAATGCAGAAGAACACATTATCCTGAACTGATGATACAGAAGGATAAGTATGATGCTGTAATAAAGGAATGTAGTAAGCATAATGATGTACCTGTGTATATCAATAGCACACCTAAAGGAGTCTACGCTTTTGATATGAGAAAGCATAACGGGATATGGGAACTAAGGAGCGTTCCTAAGACCACTTACTTTAATGACTTTACTAAGGTTACTAAGGAAGTAGGTTACTTTGATATTACAAAAGGATATACTTTGTTAAAATTTAACTAAGGGTATTGACATATCCACAAATTGTTTATATATTTGATTAAACATAAAAATCAAGTATATGAACTTTACAGTAAAAGTTGAGCCAATAGGCAGAGACGAACAAAAAGACAAGCATTGGTATGATGTCAGAATCAAGACCTACAACGGAGAGATTGCAGGTAGGTTTGAACATTGGGAACTAAGAGACCTAATCAGACAGATTGACAATGCCATCTACTAACAGAAAGAAGCACCCTATATTCTCAGGAGTGTTTAAGTATTTCCCTGATGCTTTGTTTGAGGTAGCCCATTGTTCTTGGGCAGGTAACCAACAGCACCATCCTGATAAACCACTCCATTGGGATAGAGAGAAGTCTAATGACCACTTAGACGCTATGCTTAGACATACGCTACAAGCTGGACAAATAGATGATGACAACATTAGGCACTCAGCAAAAGTAGCTTGGAGAGCCTTAGCAAATTTACAATTAGAAATAGAAAAATCACAACAAGATGCCATTACCAAAACCAAAGGCTAATGAAACTCAAGAAGAGTTTGTTAGCAGATGTATGTCAGACAATCAGATGATGATTGAGTACAAACGACAAGACCAAAGATTAGCTGTGTGCTATGTAACTTGGAGAGATAGAAACAAGAAGAAATGAAGTGGCAACATTACCTACTGACCTTTGTGTTCTTCTTAGGACTATCAGTGCTTAACGCACTTTTACCTATTGACATTAACACACTTCTATTAGCATTTATTATTGTCTACCTATTACATTTAGAAGATGCTTCAGATGTTTAAAGACATAAAGGATGTACAGCGTAAGGAAAGGTACTTAGATGCTATGGATTTTCTTGCTAAAGCAATTAAGGAAGCCACAGATAAGAACCCTACTGAAAAGGTGCTAAAGATGGGTGATTGTATGAGAGAGATTATGATATACAACACCAAACTTGAAATGGAAAATGATGACCTGAAGTTCGCAGACTCTGTTAGAGTAGGCAGAATGAGAAGGTTAGTAGAGACCATAGAGTATTACGAAAAGAAATTAGAACATTTAGAAAAACAGATATGATTACATTACTAAACGGAGAACAATGGAATAAAGAGGACATCTTAAAAGAGATGGTCAATGATGAGTTTTACTACGGACACTTAGGACAGAACGCACTAAGTAGCTCATCACTTAAACAACTATTACAATCACCAAAGGCTTACAGAAAGTCACTAAGAAGAACAGATACTAATAGCCAAGCATTAAGGGATGGTCAGTTAGTACACTTATCAGTACTTGAGCCTCACAGGTTAGATGAGTTAACTATTGTAGATGGTACTAAGGCTACTAAGGCATATAAGGAAGCAGTAGCAGAATTAGGCAGTCACCTTGTTTACACAAGAAGTGAGATGGAAAATGCTTACTGGATAGCAGATGCGGTAAAGTCTAATGCAGATGCCTCATACTTACTTGATGATTGCAACTATGAAGTACCAGGAGTTGGTATGTTATACGACCTACCCTTCAGAGCAAAGGCTGATGCAATGACTAAAGATGGCTCTACTATTATTGACTTAAAGACTACCAGCGGTAGCGTTAAGGAGTTTATGTGGGCTGCAAACAAATACAACTATTCACTACAAGCCTCACTCTACTTACAGATATTCGGAGCAACCGAATTTATTTTTCTTGTTGTTGACAAAACTAACTTAGATATTGGTATATTTGAGTGTAGTGAAAACTTCTTAGAGTTAGGAAGCGTACAGATTTCAGATGCAGTAAACATCTACAAAGAGTTCTTTATGCAAGACAACTCAGAAGAGTTAATAACAAACAATGTTTATAGAGGAATTTTATAATTATGATGGCAAGTCTGATGAGCAGATAATCAGAATCATCTATGAGACCACATTAACTTCTTGGCTTATCTTTAATGAAGAAGATGTCTATTTAGAAATGATAGAGTTCTTTGAAGAGCAAGAGGACTACTTAGCTTGTGAAGGTGTTAAAAGAGCGGTAGACAAAATCAATGACATAATGGACAAGAGGTTTGATGAGGTTTCTGATGTAGATGAAGATGAGATATTAATGACATCAGAAGAACACAAAAGAGTTAGCCAGCTCATTTATCAAGATATACTGAAAGAGATTTATGAAAACAGAATTAGAACGATTAAAGGGAACGATTGAAAAACAAATAGGAAAAAGAATTGATACAAGAGAAAGACATACTGACTTAGCCTTTGCAAGAAGTATCTTCTGTAAAATAGCAAGAGAGGAACTCACAGAGTTCTACAGCCTAAGTAAAGTAGGTAAGGCTATTGATAGAGACCACTCTACAGTGATGCATAGCATTAAGACAGTGTTTGACTATGCAATGCAAGATAAAAGGTTTAAGGAGCTATATGAAGACATTGTAGACACTATTAAGGAAGAAAGACCTATAGAAGCCTTAGAAGCCTCAAAGTCCATTAGAGAGCGTTTAAATGAGGTAGAGGAAGAAAACAAAAGCCTAAAGCAGAAGTTATCTTTATTACTGAATCACAATACTACTCTTGAGAATATGATAGAGGGTTTGTCAGAAGAGGACATTGATGAGGTCTACAGCAAGCTGGATGTCTTTGTAAAGGTAATGCGTAAGGTAAAAGGTATTGAGTGAAGATAAAGAAGAATCCTTATAGGCTTGGAAGTCCTACAATAGACAACCCACTGAAGGAAATGTCTTGGTGTCACAGCAAACATATTTATGTGAGTTGCATACCAAAGGCAGAGTTTGATGGGAAGTACTATAAACAAAAGAATGAGTATGCACTTACTATAAAGTTTGGTGGCAAGTATAAAGAGTCTGAGTATATATACGACAAGGATAATATACAAGATGCTATCTTGAGTACATACATAGAAATATACAATAACAATTATAAAAAATGAAAGTATTAGTAGCTTGTGAAGAAAGCCAGGCAGTAACGAAAGCCTTTAGAGAAAGAGGTCATCAAGCCTTTAGTTGCGATATATTGCCTTGCAGTGGAGGACATCCTGAGTGGCACATACAAGGAGATGTTACTAAGATTCTTAATGATGGATGGGATTTGATGATTGCTCACCCTCCTTGTACTTACTTAGCTGTTAGTGGAGCAAGATGGCTTTATAATAAGGATGGAACTAAAAACGAGGACAGGTGGAAAAACCAGGAAGAGGCACTTGACTTTGTTAGGGTTTTATTAAACGCTCCTATACCAAGAATAGCTTTAGAGAATCCTGTTAGTGTTATAAGTAGTCAGATAAGAAAACCAGACCAAATAGTTCAACCTTATGAATATGGAGACCAGGCAAGTAAAAAGACTTGTCTTTGGTTAAAGAACTTACCATTACTTCAGCCTACAGAGCTTGTTGGAAAAGGTGAGTTTGTGGAGTGGGAAGATAAGAATGGTAAAAAGAAAAGGCAAGCTAAGTGGTACTTGGATGCTCTAAGCAAGGCTAAGACAGCAGAAGAAAGAAGAACATTAAGAAGTAAAACATTTATGGGCATAGCTAATGCTATGGCTAACCAATGGGGAAATTTATAAGCTATGGCAAGACAAAAGAGTAATGAAATAAAGTCTACTGATGGTAGAAGAAATAACAAGAGACTACCTTCTAAGGTAAAGATAAAAGGTCAGGTTACTTCACAGCCAGCAAGACTGAATGATGCTAAGAAAAAGCAGTTGCCTAAGATTGCTAACAAAGTAGCCATTAAGAGTTTAGGTGGTGCTGAGGGTATCTTTACAAGCCTTGCAGAGATTATTAAGTCAGGAGAGTCTGATACAGTAAAGCTAAATGCCATTAAGATGTTCTTAGAACACCTTGAGAAAGGAGAGGATAGTGGGCCTGCAAGAAGAACTGCACCAGTAATTAACTTCTCTTTTAATCAGCAACCTGATGAACAGACTATAGACATAGAGCCTGAAGAAGAAATAGAAGATATCGAAGAGGATGAGTAAGAATAATGTAGTCCTTAATGAAAAGTACATTCCTCTGTTTCAAGACCCTTCAAGGTACTTTGTAGTTACTGGAGGTAGGGGTTCAGGAAAGTCCTTTGGGGTAGCAGTGTTTCTGTTGAACTTAACTTATGAAGAAGGACACCGAATACTCTTCAGTAGATATACAATGACCTCAGCACAGACTTCTATTATTCCTGAGTTCGTAGAGAAGATTGACCTTATGGGAGTACAGCAAGACTTCCGTATCACAAAGGATGAGATTATAAATCTTACCACTAAGAACTCTATTATCTTCAAAGGTATCAGAACATCAAGTGGTAACCAAACGGCTGCCCTGAAGTCTCTAAATGGTATTACAACCTTTGTATTGGATGAGGCAGAAGAGTTAGTAGATGAGGACACCTTTAACAAGATAGACTTATC